AGGTGTCGCCTACCTGCAAGCAAAGGGCGCTATGCCGAAGTAAGGGGCTTTCCTTACTGCCATCGTGAAAGGCTGTTTCACGCTAACAACGGGTAAAAGATGAGTGCAGAGACCGTTCCTGCCGAGAATACAGAGCAAGAGTTGCCGATTCCAGCTCAAGAGCCGATTGCGGCTGAGGATGCTGGTCAAGCGGTTGCTCAAGAACCTCCAAAAGAGGAACAAGTGCCCCTTTCCGCGCTTCAAAAAGAGCGAAGGAAAAGACAAGACACTGAGCAAGAAGCCAGATGGTACAAAGAACAGCTGATGAGACAGCAACAAGCTGCCGCATCTTCTGCTCCTGAGTCAGATGATTCCGATCAAGAGCCTGTTTCTCGAAAAGAGTTAGGAAATGTAAAGAGGCAAGCTGTAAGGGAAGTTTTAGAGACCACTTGGATCTCGCAGAATCCCGAAAAGGCAGCCGACATAAACGACAAACTATCGGAATTTTTGAAACAAAGACCGCACCTCGCCCGTGCGATTGAAGACGCGCCGAATAGATATGAGGAGGCATGGACCTTGATGGATGCTTTAAGCCCAAAGCAAAAAGCCTTACTTAGACCAGCTCCGTTGCCAAAAAGAGATGCGCCAGGTAATCCTGCAACTCTCCCAAAAGCACACGGATTGAATCAAAGTGTAGATGTCATGGCCATGAGCGATTCAGAATTTAACGCGTGGAGGCAGTCGCAGCGTAAGCGTAGGTAGGTCGCTAAGGAGACTGCCTCATGTCCGTTACAACAACCTCAAACTATGGCTCAATGAGCGATAGATGGGCACAGCGTGCGTTGCTTCAAAGGAGCAAGCCACGATGCGTCCATAACCTATTTGGTCGGGCGTTTACGCTGCCACAAAAAAACACAGATACCATGGCATTTAGAAGACAAGAGAACTTGCCTTCGGATCCAGTGGTTCTATCGCAAGATGCGGATCCCGCACCTGTACAAGTCAACAAATTCGACATCAACGTTACCATCCAAGAATTTGGTCAGGTTGTATTGCTTTCTCGCAAAGTTATCCTCGTCGTTGAAGATGACACTGCCAATGAGACAGCTGATAACCTTTCACAAAGCATGCACACCATGCTGGATAAGGTAACACGCGATGTTTTCGCAAGTTCTGTCCCACAAATTTCTTGCCTAAACGGGACCAATGGCAACGCGATTACAGAATTAACGATGATCGACGTTCAGAGAGCGATCACCTATCTAGACCAAAACGACAGCGAAAAGATGGCGCCTACCATCGAAGGAACTTCGCGTTTTGGAACCGGACCTGTGGAACCGGCATACTGGGTAACTGCTCACGTAAAAATGAAGCCAGATATCCGTTCGCTAGACAACTTCGTTCCAACCTCTCAATACGGTTCTCAAGACCCTGTTTTGCAGGCCGAATTCGGATCCACGGACGAAGCGCGCTGGGTAACTTCTACCCTCGTTACTGTATCGGATGCTAACCCACCCGTTTTTTACAACACATTCATAGCCGCTAACGCTTATGGATATGTAGGAATCGACGAAGTGTCAACCGAGATGATCTTGAAGCCGCTTGGATTCAACGACTACCTCAACAGATTTCAGTCCATGGGCTTTAGCGCATGGTTCAATGCTGCGATCTTGGATGACTCCCACATCGTAACCCTGCTTTCAACACAAGCGTAAGCTTAAGGAGACAACATGGCAGATCTATTTTTAGGGCAGACTTGCACCGAAGCCTATCAGTTCATATCGGCTGGTACGGCCCATACTTTCCAGTTTAGCTGGCAGCCTGACAAAGTGGTGTTTAATAACATCACCAAGTGGGCAGCCACGGCTGGTAACCTTCCGATCTCGGTTTGGTTCCGAAATCAATTGGCAGCAGCACAAGCGAAGCAGATGCAAGTCATCGATAGCGCAGCTGCTCAGTCCTTTAACTTTCTGAATACCACCACTAACGGCTTTACTGTAGCCGATTCGCCTGGTGGGGTTCCTGCGTTCCGAGCATTGATTGCTGGCGTGACTCAGGCTGATCCTTGTGTTGTAACTACGACTGCAGCGCATGGCTTCCAGTCTGATCAGATCGTTCGCATCACTGACCTTGGCAATGTTGGTCCAGGAGTGGCAGCACGTGGTATGGATCCGTTGAACAACAACAGATTCTTGATCACTGTTCTGTCATCCACGACCTTCTCTTTGCGCGATGTCATCACAGACGAGCCAATCGATTCTACAAGCTTCCCAGCTTGGGTTTCAGGCGGCCGCTGTGATATCGAGACGCGAGTAATCACGTTGAACAACCCGCAAGTAGCTCCCTACAGCGCGTTGAATCCTTACAACCCAAACCCATTTGAGTACGACCCAGCTACCTACGCTTTGACTGCAGGCACTGCCGTCATGGGCGCAGACGGCGACGTATTCCTCATTGAGGTTTACAAGTGGGGACAGCTGATTGATTTGGGCGACTTGCTCACTTAATGGCTCGTCCGCCAAGTGCGGAAGGAGTTTGGGGACTCGTCTAAAACGCGAGTCCCTCTTTAAATGGAGAGAGAAATGTCGGCGATAGGTCAACTGCCCCATAGGGCGGAAATACTCAGTGTAAGTCTCAGCGATCCTTGCGTCATTACGACGACCGAGGCGCATGGGTTCTCGACCTTCGATTTTATCCGACTCACCAATCTCAACGGGATGATGCCTGTGCCGCAACACGGAGCAGACCAACTGAACAACAATCGATACCGAATCATTGTGATAGGAGATGATGCTTTTAAGCTTCAAGACCCCATCACTTTTGAGGACATCGATTCCACCAACTTTCCCCCCTATACCGAAGGCGGAAAGGTTAACTTAGTAGAAAACACGTTCTTCTTTTATGGAGAACCAGGAGATTAATATGGCACGAGTTAAAAAAACAGAAGAAGAAGCAGCTAAAGAATTGACCACTTCGATGGTACAAAAACCTGAAGAAGTTGACATGGAGGATATGCCTCTTGTGACACTTACAGATTATATTCGCTACAACCGAAAAGCGCGCGAACACAACAAGCGCCTAAAAGTTCTCCGCTACCCAATCAAAGTACCACCTACGGAGCTACATCCTCATGAGAGAGTGGTTTTTACACGGAATGATCAACCATCTAATCCCCTCCCTGTTTACCTATCGAATGACATGATCCATTATGACCGAACAAAGCTTAGAGATCAGCTCGTTCCAGGCAAAACCTATGACTTGCCTCGCGTAGTAATCCAACATTTAGCTGATCGCGGGACTCCCGTGTGGAAGTGGTTTGACAATGCAGATGGAAGCAAAGAAACAAGAAAGGCAGGCGTCACACCTCGCTTTTCATTAAGAACAGTATACGCGGACTAAAAAATGGCACAGTTTGTCTCTGATTGCTTAAGGACAATGCGGCTAGCGCTAAGCCGTCGCAATGAAAACGATCCCGACCAGAACGATCCTACTTTGTTTAGGTACCTCAATGACTTCATCAATCTGACGATGTCTGACGATGTGAAGGTCTTTGAGCAGTTTGGGACGCTCTCTTTTACAATCGACGAGTCAAACACCACTGGCGTCTACACCTTCAATGATGTGGGCGCTAGCTCTAATTTCACCAATATCTCACAAGAAGCGTTCATCTCTCTTTTAGACCCACCAGACGGATCGATCTCATGGAATCAACTGTGGATATTTCAAAACCCAGGTGAATTTTACAGTGAATGGGGCATAAACAACACCGATGTACTGATTCCTGGATATCCCACTCAGATGCTCTACTATGGCAATGAGATGGTTTTTAGAACTATCCCCAACACCTCTTACTTGGTTCAGATTTATGGATATAAAATCGTTCCTACCTTCTCCGATGAAGGAGACCCTCAGCTCCCATATGATTATTGGATGCGCTATTTGGCTTACGGCGCTGCTCGTGATTACGCCGCAGACTATAGGTTTGACGAAGCGTCACTTGCTCGCATTGAGCGAACTTTTCAGAGGCAGAGACGATTACTGATGACTAGAACACACAACCAAATCAAACAACAACGTGCAATGCCAAGGTTTTGACGATGAAAAAAATTAAGATATCAAAATCCCAGAAAGTCTCGCCAAAAGAAGCCTCTAAAATGCGAAAACGTGAAGGCGGCTCCAACGTAGGGAAATATAAAAATGTTCCTAAAGGAGACTTTGCAGGACCAAGTGGTGGTGCTCCATCGGGAAGCTTTCCTATCCCCACGCTCACCAAGGCAAAATCAGCTTTAAAACTGGCTCATAATGCCCCTAATCCAGCAGGCATTAAAGCCCAAGTATATAAAAAATATCCTCAACTCAAAAAGAAAGGAAAATAGCCATGCCACTGGTCAAAGGAAAAAGTGAAAAAGACATCCGACAAAACATAGAGACGGAAATGAAAGTAGGCGGCCGCCCACGCAAGCAAGCAGTGGCCATCGCTCTGAATGAAGCTAAAAAATCAGGATACAAACCAAAGAAAAAAGGCTCTAAGAAGAAAATGGGCCGAGGGAAGTGCTAATGAAAAAACAAAGCGGTCGCAGCCGGATGGATGAATCTCTCGGCGAGCGTAGAGGAAAAGAGTCTAAAAAGAAGCAAAGCTATAAGGCTCGAAGAGATGAGTCAGACGCTATGGTTCGCTCTAAGAAATTATCTAAGCCAGGGAAAATGGTTTCAGGAAAAAAGTTCTCAAAAGCTTTGGAGGATTACGATGAAAAAATCGGCATGGAGTCTAACCATCCTGCTCTTAAACCTGCGGATATTTCAGGCGCATTTAGCCGCGCTCAAAAGAAAATGGGATATTCAAAAAAACCAAGAGTAAAGCCTAATCGCGTAGGCAAGGGAAAGTAAAATGGTCTGGAATTCGCTATGGCCAGATGGGACTAAGTCTGTAAAGCAAAACACGACCCCAGGTCAACAAAACACTGCCTATACCGAAACGACCATGAATAACGATCACTTTTGGAATATAGGCGCTGATGAAGACGGCCATCATAGAGCTGTCAACATGATGAACTATGCGGATACAGCTACAGGAGCGCCTGCAGATGCTCCCATTGCCACTGGCTTTGATGGGGTCTATTACATCAAGCAGGTCAATGGACGCAATGCAGGCTTCTACCGCAATTCGGATGGGATCTTTCAGGCTGTTCCTGGCTTTATCAGCGGCTCAGCTAACATCACTGGATCCTATCAGAATATCGTAGCTCTCCCAGATGGCTGCTACGGAAATGTGTGGTTTTTTAAAAATGACAGCTCAAACGCAATGGCTTTCGGCTCGTTTAAGTGTGCCGGTAGTATTTACCAAGCCTATTGCTTGCATATTTATCCTGGAAACACTGCTACGCTCCAATTTCCTATGAGATTTGGAAGTGCAGATCAAGTAAGTGGCCTTAATCTAAGAGTGCGCACCTCCGATGGTCCTACAGGAGTGTATCAATACCGAATCCAATTTTGGGCGATTTAATGGAAATCTATGAGATCACAGGATTTAGGTCAGGGTTAGACAGAAGTGGCGTTAACTTCTTAGACCCTGCTGACTCTTTTGAAACTCTCAAGAATGCCTACATCTATAGACAGGTTCTCCAATCGCGCCTAGGCTTTTCACAATTTGCCAATCGTCTCTCAGATGGCACCAGAGTGATGGGTCTTTTTGAAAATATCCTCCCGACAGGAGACAGAGAACTTTTAGCCATCAGCAAAGAATTCCTGTATAGATACAACACCACAACGAATGAATTTGATCAGATTCCATTCAATGCTCGGATTTTAGCTCTAGATCCAACCTTCAATTTTGGAATTGCCGCTAACGATCAGTACGTGTCGGGCACGACCTATTTAACAAAAGATGGCTCTCAAAGGTTCATTTTTACTGGCAGCGGCATGACGGTTGCCCCACAGACGGGTGGACAAGATAATTCGGCTGTCTTTTTTTATGATGGGACATCGGTGGGGGACTTCTTCTGTGCCTTGGATAATCCAGATGTAGAAGAGCCAGCTGCATCGATTGGAGATGTGGTTCGAGCGGTAGCAGTGATCTATTTTGGAGAGCGCCTTAACTTCTTTGTTCCAACCACAACGGTCACGACATACAATCAGGGCGTTTTGTTCTCTGGGATCAAGGACGCTGGGGGGAATGGGGATAAATTCAACGTTCCAGGATCGGGGCTAATTCAATTCGACACCTCTGACGTACTTAAGATGGCCATCATTTTAGGAGATGTAATCGTCGCAAGATTCCAGAGATCGGATTGGACTTTAGAAAAGACAAGAGACGCTTTCAACCCCTACTTCCCAAGAAAAATAC